GATGGAGCCAGGACTCTGCGGCCCGCGACCCCCAAAGAGCAAAGAGGGGTCGTGCTGGACCTCCTGGCGCGCCAGGGCCTCGGCCTCCCGCAGCCGCTGGGACTCCTGGAGGCCCAGCAGCGCGGTCTGGGTATTGACCATCCCCCCGGCGGCATTGATCGCATTGATCGTGCTGCGCTGCGCATCGTACGGCGCAAATTGGGGTAAATAGAGCCCGCCGAGCACGGTTCCCACGGAGCACCTCCTATCTGTTCAGGCCGGCTAAGAGATTCCTGAATTGGGGATTGGCTAACAGACTCGTGAACTGATTCTGAAAGTCCATATTCCCAAACGCCCCTTGCGCGGCGGTGCCCACGTTCTGCAGGGCATTGAGCCAGCTATTGCCCGAAGATAATGCCCCCTGCCCTTGCGCACCGCCAAGTTGCGTGAGGAGATTCCCCATACTATTTGCAGCGTTCTGGCCGCCGGTGCCGAGTTGCCCAAGCGCCGTCTGGCCCGTCCCAGCCAGGCTTGCAAACTGATTCCAGGCGGTGTTCCGGTTGAGCCGTTGCGCCTCATAGGCCTGCGCCAGGCGCGCATTCTCGGCTTCGCGCTGCTGCCAATCACGCCCGTACTGGAGTTGATTCTGCTGCATCTGGTTGCCGTAGAGCTGGTTCCACCAGTTTTGCTGCTCCTGACTCCCGGCCTGCTGCCCGCGAAAGCCCGCCTCCCAGCCAAACTGCTGCTGCTGCGCCCGGGCATTCGATTCCTGGAGGGCCTGGCCCCAATTCTGCGCCCCGGCCTGCTGCGCCAGTTGCTCCCGGAAGGCCGCTTCCGCCTGCGCCTGCGACCAGCCTTGCTGACTCGCCACCTGATTGACCTGTTCGCGCAACTGCGCTTCACTCATGGCCTGTCCAAAGCCCATCTGCGAGGCCGTCTGTGCCCAGCCTTCGCGCATCTGGGCTTGCTGCGAGGCCCGTTGCCAGGCATTGCCGTACTCCTGGCTGGCAAGGTCCTGGCCCTGCTCCTGGAGCGCTGCCAGGGCTGGCCCCGAGAGCGCACTGCCCCGTGCGGCCGCCGACCCCTCCAAGGCATTGCGCGCCCGATCGAGGCGAAACTGCACCCCCGGATCATTCGCCAGCAGTGCCTGGCCGCTCAAGGTCGGCACGGCTCCCGGCGTATAGCGATAGTCCGCCGCCCCTGGGATCTGCCCCGGCGTGTAGCGGTAGTTCGCCGCCTGCGGCCCCTGGCCAGGCGTATACCGATACCCCGCCGCACTCGGCACGTCCGTCGGCGTATAGCCCGCGTAGCGCTGCGGCGACCAGCCGGGCGTCGCCCCCGGCATGGCATAGTTCGCGCCACTGATCGGCCCAGTCTGCTGCAAGGTCGGCTGCTCCCATGTCGAGCGCCCTGCCATGTGCCCGAGGGCCGTGCGCCCAGCTTCGAGCCACGGCGCTTGATTCGCCTGCTGTTGCAGCCACTGCGCCGTTTGCAGGTCGAGGCCCCGGTTCAGGGCACTCGTTTGCAGGCGGGCCGCATCCTGCGCCGCATTGGAGCCGAGCGCCCCCGCCCCCAGGCCTGCGAGGCCACTGGCAGCAGGCCCCAGCCATGAGGCATTGCGGCCGAGGAACCCGCCGACGCTGCCAAGACCCCCGAGCAGCGTGTTCCACAAGCCGCCGCCGCCTGCACCGGCCAGGTCTGAGCCCCCAATATATTGCCCGGTATCCTGATACCAGTTGCCGGCTGGCGTCGTATAATCGTTGATATCCATACTATAGGGCATGCCAGTGTTCGGCGTCCCATAGCCACTGAGATCCCACGCGCCGCCGCCCTCGTTAAACGTGGAACTCCCCCCCGCGTAATAATCGCCGGGAAAATCCCCGCCACCCAAATCGTACCACTCACTCATGTCCCCTCCTCGCTGCGTCACCAGGTCTTGCGCGGTCTGCGCCACCTGCCCGGCTCCCTCCGTCACGCCCTGCGCCGCCCCAAAGAGGCCCTGCACGCCACTGGCGCCCTGCCCGAGCTGTCCCGCCAGCCCCAGGTAGCGACTCGCCTGCTGGAGCGGGTCCGCCCCCGGGATGCGCCCGAGCGAGCCGGTGATTCTGCCCGCACTTTGCGCCAGGCGGGCCGCATCCCCGAGCGTGTTGACGCCACTGCCCAGCACGTTGCTCAGGCCGCCCAGACCGCCTGCGAGTCCCCCGGCAATGCCCAGCCCAAGCCCGACGTTGCGCAGCCACGGCTGATCGAGGGCCTGACCCAGCACCCCCGCGCCGGTGCCGGCGATCCCAGAGAGCGTGCCGAGTGAGCCAAGCGTCGTCGCCAGGCCCGCGCCCCCCGCAAACAAGGGCGCGGCGGCAAGGCCACCGGTCGCCCCGAGGCCCAGCACACCGAGGGCACCCATTAAATTATCACCAAGTGGCGAAAAAGCATCAGAGGCCTGGGGCACGGACGCGCGATAATTCCAATCCCCAGCCATGCCCACAACCTGGTTGTACAGGGCGCGTTCCTGCGGGGTGGCCTGTCCGGCTTCGAGCTTGTCACGCAGGCTGAGCACAATCCCGCCCACGTCCGGGCTGCCGGGATCGAGCGAGGTCCACCAGTCCTGGTTGGCGTGCTCCCCGGCGTATTCACCCTGCCAGCCCGCCGTCAGGCTGCCAATGTCGCGCGTCGGAATGGCCCGCGCCTGCTGCTCCCACTGCTGGTACTGCTCGACTTCCCACGGCTGTGCCTGGCCCGCACGGACACGATCACGCAGGCCCAGCAACTCCGTGACATAGCCGGGGCTGGTCTGGGGCATACTGCCCCGCCAGGCCCGCAAGGCGGGATCCCACGCAAAGGTGTCATCGCCATACTGCGCCGCATTCCGATACTCTGGCAGCCGCTGGGTCCCTGCAATGCCCCAGGTAATCTCACTCCCATCGGGCAAGGTGAAGCTGCCGGGTTCGGGAATGTTCCCCTCCGCATCATCCACAATGCCCTGCCCCGGGATATGCCAAAGAGCCATAGACTTTTAATTCCTACCCGTAGTCTCCTGCGAGCAGCTTGTGCTTAAACTGCTCGAGCCACCACAGCAATGTCGCAGCATCTGGCACTGACGCCGCCGCGTAAAATGTGCCGTCTGCCTCCCACCCAAGGACGAGGACCTCTGTACAGGTCCGTGCCCCCTCCAGCACGCCCTCGACGGGGATAGCGAGCGTTGTCCAGCCAGGAAAACGGATGAGCTGGCCCACTACCCCACCTCCACGCGCGCGCCCAGGATGCTTACGGGTACCGGGTCCGTCACCACGACGCGCCAGCACCGCTGCGACTTCGCCCGTCCTAAACGCCGCCAGCGCACCAGTTGCTGTCCCGCGCCGAGCTTCCCGAGGGAGCGCCACAAGGGATACGAGTACGACTTGCCCCCGTCATCTGACCAGGACAGGCGCACCTGCGGATCACTGCCGGGGATGACGCCCCCATCCAGGCCCACGCCACTCTCCACCATCAGCTCAAACAGGCTATACGCGATGGGCTGCTGGTCATTGCGCACATGCGCGCTAATCCGTTCGCGGTAGATCGGGCGGTCACCATAGAAGTAGTAGCCGGGGTCCCAGATGTACAGCCCGCCTGTCCCACGGTCCCCCCACAGGTGCTCCCCGAAGGCCATGGTGTGCGTCCAGCACCGCCAGGGCTCTGTTGACCCGTCATCCATTAATTCCGCTAATTCTGTCCAGGACTGGAGCGCGGTGTCATACGCCCACGTCGTTTCCAGGCCTGGGACAAAGAGCACATACCACGCATGGCCACCATGCCGCGCTACACAGGCGATACTGTCCTGCACACTGCCCACGGTACTCAACGCCGACTCCACCGCATGCGTCGAGATGCGTTGCGGGTCATAGCCCCGCGCCGTCCAGATCGGGCCATCGCCGCGCGGCGAACCCCCCAGCCAGAACAAGGTGTTATCGAGCGCATGGACGGCCCACGGCGCGGCAATCCCCTGCTCAAGGAAGATGGCCGAGGAGCGCGCAAAGGGGTTGAGGCTCTGGCCCGTACTGGTCCAGATTTCAATGCTCTGCGTGCCGAACAGCCAGAGTTCGCGGTGATCGACGTACAGCGTCACGAGCAGATCGGCGCGCGCTTCGGCCGCATAAAAGTTCAGGGCCGGCCAGCTCGTGGCATTCAGGATGTCGCTAAACCAGAAGGTGCGCGTGCCGGGTTCATTTGATACTATTCTACCATCAAGATACTGCACGCGCCCGAAGGTCGGCGGATGCGGGGCGGGAATGGCGGCCAGTACATTCGTCGCAAACGGCATCACCAGGCCCACGCCTTCCACGCTGAGCACGAGCGTGATCCCATCATCAGTCATGCTCACCGGGGCCGTGCCGGTCGGCACGGTGCCGCGACTCGTAAAGGTCCAGCCGGCGAACACCTCAAAGAGGGTAGTACTGGTCACGGCAAAGACGCGCCCCAGGGTCGATTCATACAAGCCGCGCACTGGCCCTGAGGGCAACGTCGCCACCGGCAAGAGGCCAGGATAGCCATAGAGGGTAAATTGCCCCTTCTGGTTGGGCGACTCTTCGCAGTAGTAGTTGATGGTGCGCTCGGCACTCACGGCACTGCTGCGGGTCGGGGAGGAGGGCGCACAGAAGCCGGGTAGCAGGGGCATGCTAGGAGTCCTCCCCCCGACGAATGGCCCCGAGATACCCCCGCCACACGCCGCTGCTGTCCATGCCACTATCGCCCTGCGCCACCAGCGACCCTACGGCCTTACGGCGCTCCTCCGGCTCGGCCCGCCCGTGTATCCGGCAATGGCAGGCCCGACAGACGCCCATCAGGTCCTCGAGGGGCTCCTGCCTCCAGCGCCTATACGTGCGGTGGTGCACGTTCTGCACGGGCCGACTGCCGCAGTACTCACATCGGGCATGGCATCGCATCTTGACGGCTTCGCAGCGCGCCTGCCAGTCCTGCGTGGCATAATAGGCTTTGTCGCGCATCCTAGGGCCTCCCACTGTAGAACGCGGCCAATCCACTCTGCGGGAATCCTCCCCCTGGCGTGAGCGACAGCCTCCCAACCACCGTATTGAGGACAAAAAGTGCCTGCTTTGCCTCTGCGGCATGACGTACCAACAGCGGCGACGGTTGCACCCCATAGCTGGGCGCCGCTTCGAGGGCGAGGTTCGTCCGCAGGGCGCGCTGGTAGCCCGGGGGGAAGGCCAGGTCGTCATCGAGGGCCACAAAAGCCCTG